ATACTTCTATAGTTGTTAGACTTGCTTTATGTTGTTCGTACCAAGCCTTAACCATTTCTGTTCTATCTTTTTGGCTTTTGTTCCAAATACCTTTTTTGAAATCTGCTAATGGAATAAAATCAAATAAATGTAGTTTGGCATCTTTAGCAGTTGCAGAACTTTTTCTATGAATTTGTTTCATTAAGTCTTGAAAGTTATCACTCATAACTTCACCATCTAAAATTAATGGATAAGGTGGTGGAGAATTTTTAACTACTTCACTTATTTCATCTGCAATATGTCCAAAGTTGTTTAGCTCTTTTCCATTTCTGCTAAACATATCAACTTTACCATCTGGATATACAATTGATACAACTCTAGCACCATCTAATTTAACTTCTAGCATTTTTCTACCAGTAAGTTTTTTGTCGTGTTTTGCAGAGTCTTGTGCTAATTGACAAGTGAATACTGGAACCATATATTGTTTAAATTTGTTTTTCTTTGCAACATTGTTTATAGTTTTTTCTGTAACACCACATCTTAAATCTTTAATTAAGATTCTTCTATAAAACCCATTCCATTGTTCTGCCGTTGCAGTACTCATTACAAGTTTAATTGCATCACGAGCCGCGTGTCCTGTAAGTTCTCTTTTATAAAGTTGTTCAGCCAACGTTTTAAATACTTTCCATTCACATCCTTGAGCTGATATAACATCATCTTTAGTAGGTACTTGTTTAACTCCAAATGTGTATAGTTTGTCTAAACACATTTTTAGTCCTTCAAAGAATTCGTCCAATCCTTCTTTCATTGCATCTAAAACTATTGCTTCTTTTTTAAGCCTAGAATTATCTGCTTCTAGTTTTGCTATTACTTCTTGTGGTTGTGTTCTCATATTACCTCGGTTTTAAAATTGTATTTTCAGCCATTGCTTGCCAGTTGTCTGGAAAACTTTTAGCCAAGTCTGCTACTTTAAGTACAGTTCTTAGACTTACTTCTCTTAGTCTTCTTTTATGACCTTCTATCCATTGGATTATTTCTTGTTTAACCTCTTCTGGTAAAGTATATTCATTTAACATACCGTCTCCTACGATTTGTTTAATTCTTAAGATTTTCTCTCTCATAGTATCAATTGTTAAATCTATGTAGTGACATCTAGATTCTAATGCATTTAAATGGTCTCTTAATTTTTTAGACTTTACATTATCAAATTTAATATTAGTAATGAATATAGCAGAACCTTTAAATTCAAAATGATCTGGCACGTTCTCTCTACGTAGTGTATGTGAATCTGTATTCCAACATATTCTTCTAGTTCGTTTAGAATCTAAAGCCGCTTTTAATAAGTTTAAAGATAAGTCATCTAATAAAACACTATCACAATCATCAAATACAATTACATTATCTTTGTCTTGAAAATTGTATAATTTAACATATAGTCCAATAGCACTCATGGCGCCTTTAACAACTTCATATTTCTTTTTAGAATCTCCTAATGTAGATATAACTCCATATCTTTCTAAAACTTTTTCAACACCAAATGATTTACCAACACCCGGAGGTCCAGATACTATCATTGCTCTGATGTCTCCTTTTTTGGTTGCTTTAGTCATTGAATCTAAAATTTCAAAACGTTTACGCATTCTTTCAACAATTTCTTCATCAGTTTCTTCTTTACTAGTTTCTGGTGGTTTGTCTCTTAATTGATTTTCGTTATCTAAACTAATTCTTATGTTGTCTTTTGTTGCACCAGGATATTGTGTGAGGTCGTCTATTTTTACTGTGATGAATCCACCTTCTTTATGTGGATATGGTTGGTATGGTTTAACTAATTTAAAAGTTGTATTTTCAACTTTTCTGTTTCTGTAACTTCCTTCTAAAACGTATATTTGCCTTTTCATTTTTATTATTATGCCCTTCTGTTAGTGTTTATATAATAATACTACCAAATAGTCATAAAGTCAATAGCCTAAGAAGTCAAGCAATTAGCGGGCCATTCGTCATAAAAATAGGGCCAAAATGAATTCAGCCCTATTAATATCAGAACTAACAGAGTTCTATTTGATTAAGCCTTGTGCTAATGCCTTGTAACCTGCACCTATTACTCTTTTAGATGCTTTACCAGTTCTATAAACTTTTGATTTAGAACCTTTAGGGCCTTTATTTAGAAATACTGGAGTTCCTGCAAATCTTAGTGCTTGTATAACTGCACCTGGATTTCCTGCACCAAATTTATTTGATATTGTTGCAGTTGTAAGAGCTTTGCCATTTTCTAAAGCACTTTTTACTTTTTCTTGTATTGTACTTGTCATTGAGATATCTCCTTAATAATTAATAATTCTCATTGTTATTACTATAATAAAGGAAATAGGTTGTAATGTCAAGTATGCTTGACTACCAAATTTGATTAAGGGAAGAATTTGGATAACTGTCAAAAATTTTCATATCGCAATTTAAAACAGTAGCAACAAGATGTATTCTATCTTCTTCCCCACCATTAAATGCATTATGATATTTTGTATTATTAGTAACCCAGACCGATCCATCTGCAGGCATATGATGAACTACTTCATCAACGCACATACGAGCACCAAAATTTGTTATAATAGGAATATGTATTCTTGGTTCTGGATCTCTATGCCAACTTAATGTTGTACGTGGCATTTTCCAAAGTAATCTGATTCTACCTAATTTATATTTGGTTGTTAATTTATCATATACTTCTTTAAAATAAGTATCTTCAAAGTCTTTTACAAATTCTGTAAATTGCTCTTCGGGTATTGGTTTTTCTCTTTGGACTTCTTTATAAGTGCTATCTGGTTTTGTCCAGTATAGACCTCTAACATTACCACCTGTAATAGAATTAGGATCTCCAGGTATTTTGGTTAAACATATTGCCGTAAGGTCATTTTTTCCTAAAGGGGATTGTCTTGCTACTCGAGAATCTACTTCTTTAACTGCATCTTGCAGTTTTTTAATATCAAAACAAATGTCTTGATCTCTATAAAATCCTTTTGGCATTAATTACCAGTTTCAAATTTGATACCTTGGGCCAAGTTTAATTCTCTACCATAATTAATTGTTACAGTAGTTCTTCTCATATATTGTTTCCAAGCATCAGAACCTGATTCTCTTCCTCCACCTGTATCTTTTTCTCCACCAAATGCTCCACCTATTTCTGCACCAGATGGACCAATATTAACATTAACTATTCCACAGTCTGAACCTACTGCTGAAATAAATTGTTCTGATTCAATTAATTTTTCTGTGAATATACATGAACTTAATCCTTGTGGCACACTATTTTGCATTTCAATTGCTTCGGGTAATTTGTCATATTGAAATGTGTAAAGTATAGGAGCAAATGTTTCTGTCATAGCTAAATCTACATCATGAGCATTATGCTTAGGTTCTATTAAGCACGGAAAAACAAAATTCTCCCTATGGACTTCGTGTTTAGGTAACGTAGTAGGTTGGGTCTCTTCTCCACCCCAAACATCATAACCCATTTGTCTAGCTCGTTTTATTACTTTTTGCATTTTATCAACTGCTTCTTTAGAAATCAAGGGTCCTAAAACATTTTCTTTGACCATAGGATCACCTAATGCAGGAGCACCAAATATTTCTTTAAGTATACCTATCATAGTCCTGTATACATTTTTTTGGATATAAAGTCTTCTTAATGATGTACATCTTTGTCCTGTAGTTCCCATAACACTAAAAGCAATCGCCTTTCCGGCAAGAGTTAAATCTGCGTGTTGAGTTACTATTGCGGCATTGTTGCCTCCTAGTTCATACAATCCTTTACCCATTCTCGCGGCAACTTTTGGTGCTAATGATTTACCCATTTCACAAGAACCAGTTGCACTTAATAATTTAATTTTTTTATCTTCTGCTAACCATTCTGCAGGTTCGTTGCCTCCTTCTAAAATTAACAATAAGTCTTTTGGATCTATGCCTAAACTTTCAACATATTTGCTTTTATAATCATTAACTGCTTCATCAAATATTTCTTTACATCTATATGAAATTTTTATTGTTTTGGGAGAAGGTTTCCATACAACACTATCACCACATACTATTGCTAAACAAAAATTCCAAGCCCACGGAGCCACTGGAAAATTAAAGGCAGTAATACAACCAACTACACCCAAAGGGTGCCACATTTCTTGTAGTCTATGATTAACTCTTTCTGAAGGCATTGTTAATCCATATAATTGTCTTGATAAACCCACAGCAAAATCACACATATCAATAGCTTCTTGTACTTCACCTATTCCTTCAGATATTGGTTTTTTACTTTCCATAGTAACACCTTTACCTAATTCATCTAAATGTTCTCTTAATTTGTTACCAAATATTCTAATTAAATCTCCACGTTTAGGTGCTGGTACTTTTCTCCAACCTTTGTGAACTGCTGTTGATTTATCAATTAATAAATCGTATTCATTTTTTTGTATTTCTTCCATTGTATTTTCTCCTTAAAATAATTTACCTAACAATTTAAGTCCATATAATATACCTATAACAGAAAGAGCACCTGTTATACCTTGGTCTATAAATGCAAGTATTGAACCAACAATTAATAATGCATAGAACACATAAGTCTTCCAGTTCCAAACATAATAGAACCAACCGTGTTCTTTTTTTGTAGGACCAAAATCTAATTTAGGTTCTTTTGCCATTATATATTTCTCCGTATAAATTAGTTATAAAATCTTGATATGGTATATTTTCTTGTTTGATATATCCTGTTCCTGTTAGCTTTCCTTCAGCATATGCTAATGCAACAGAACATACACCAGAAGCAGTTGCTCTTTGAATTGCACTATAATCTGCATCGCCATATATTTTATTTGAATATGTAACTTCTTGCAATTTGCCATCTTTTTTACCAATTACAGATACAAGCATTACTACAACATCTGCAGTTGTATAAGGAACTTCTTGATCAAATAATTCTATAAATCTTTGTTTGTTATGTTTTAAATTTAAATCTTCTAATAAGAATTTCATTTTATCACAGTGTCCTGGATACCTAATAGTTTTATATGATAATGTTCTAACTTTTCCTTTATATGTTTCACACATAGAAGCACTACCTCCTGATGTATTAAATGCTTCATATCTATTTCCATCTATATAAATTGATTCCATACCATCTAGTGGGTGTGCTTTAATATGATCGTAATGGGAAATGACATCACAATAATTTACATATTCATTAAGTAAACCATCAGTTGACCAAGTAAGATAATAAGACATTGCATTGGTAGGATATTTAGGTAATGCTCCAACTCTCATTTTAACTTTATGTGGTTCTTCAAATTGACTGATTAAATTTGCGGCAATAATATTAACTGCTCCAGGCGCCAATCCACATTGTGGCATCATAAATGTTTTTGTATCTAAATTTTTAATATATTCTGAAACTTCTGTATCTTCTGTTAAATCAAAATATGCTACTCCTAATTCAGCACACGATTTTGCAATATTAATATTAACGTCATGAGTAGTAGATGTAATTATTATATCTTTGCCACCTATAAATCTTTTACACTCGTTTATATCAGACGCATCTATTTTTATAATAGATTCATCTTTATCCCATGGATTTATATCTGCTAAATGAACTTTAAATATTTCTGGTTTTTTATTTAAAAAGGCGGCAATTGTTCTACCAATTTTGCCGACGCCTATTATTCCAACGTTTTTCATTATATTAACTAGTTATAAATTTTTGAGGACCTGTTGATATAAATTCGAGTCCGGAACCTTTACCAATATAAACATTTTTTTTTGGATTCCAGGACATATTTAATTTTACTGCTCTTTGAATTGAAACACTTAAAAATTGTTCTTCTTTAAAACTAAGAACTTCGACTTCCATTTTTTTACCATTATCGGTGCATTCTATTAATGCTATATCATCAAAATGTATTGTCATCGTCGTCCCTGTCTTGCCAATCTCTTTTTCTTTTTTGTTCTTCCCAATATTCTTTAGCTGACATTTTAGTTTTATACCAAATATAAAACATAAAGTCTGCCCAAAGATAATTTAGAACATATCCTAAAACTGAAAACCTTATACCCATTACGCCTGGCAAAAACCATAAGGCAAATATCATTAAGAGAATATAATTCTTAAAAAATTCATAGGGTACCGTAAATGTACTCCACGTTAACTCTCTTGCTTTCATTTGCCTCCTAAATGAAATTAGCTCTTAAAAATTAGCTCTTTCTTTTTCTGCCTTCTTAATATTGATTTTTCTGCGTTTTGCTCTTTCTCGTCTTTTAAAACTAGGTTTTTGATAGTACTGTTTTTCCTTCATTAAATCAAAAATACCTTCCTTTTTCATTTTCTTCTTAAGGATACGCATTGCCTTATCTACATTATTATTTCTAACTTCTATTTCCATATACTGTATAATTACCTATAATATAACATTTTCTACGCCAAAAGTCAAATGATAGATAAGTAGAATGATGGTTAACGCATTCAGTTTAGGAGATAACAAATGGCAAAGAAATCAGATAGAGCACGCCGAAGAGAACTCCGTAAAGCTGAAAAGAGTCTTAAGTATAGTAACCGAGTTAAGCCAAAAGTTGTGGCTCGGGATCCAAAAGCGATACCAATTAACCAAATAATCACCCTAGATTACCTGACTAACCCTAAACTTGATAAATAAGGGATCTAAAGAAATTATCTTTCTAAGTTTAATCCTACAGTAGACAATGTGTTTTTCCAAGCATAAAAATTCTTATTATGGTTGGCGTAAGGATCTTTAAGGATTTGTATTTGATAAAGATGTACCATTTCGTGTGCAAGAGTTTCAATAAAATCTTTCCACGTTGAAAATGTTAAAGCTAATTCCATAGACATCCATAAAGAATCATTATGATAAGGAATTTTTCTTTTATCATATGTGCCTATTGGCGATTTTCTGCCATCCCAATCATAAACAATTTGCCCACGAGCATGGTGTATTTTTTTAACACTAATATCAGGCATCCATAATCTACCTCTGAATAAAGCTCTATTCAAAGTAGAAAACCAGCTTTGGGCTTGGGCAACAGATGGGTGGAAATTTTTCACACCTTCTCTTTTTTTAAGTGCTTTTCTGACTCGTAGTTTATGTTGAATTCGCTTCTGCATACTATTAATTATCAAATTATATGCAGTTATTATCTGATACTTAAAAAGTAATAAAGTGCGTACTTTAGTCGGAAATAGGGGGTGATTAGTTGTATTTTTCCTGAGTCCAGGCTTGAGAGCCCAATAAGTTGTGTTCTGCCCAACGAACAAATAATCCAAGCTCTTTTCCATGGGCTTCTATTTCCCAAGGACGATCCCAGTAATTTGTTTTTTTGTCTATGATTTTATTTTGCCATTTAGTGGATCCACATCGTTCCAAGTCCACCATTTCGCCTTTAGCATATTGTTTTACGTGAATCATTTCATGAGCAATGGATTCCATAATTCTTCTTTTAGATACAGAGCAATCTACAGTTATTGTAAATTCTCTTGGTTTATGATTTCTGTCATCGAAATCCACTTCTGCCAATACACCAGACTCTTTATGTAAATTTTTATCAAATTCTAAATCAATTGAAATTGTATTGTATAGTTGTTTAGATAAAATTGTTTTACTACAATAGTCAACTATACTATGTGCTAAATCGTATAATTTTTTATTTCCACCACTAATAGTAATATTCATTATTCTATATTTTCGGCAATAGTTTTATCGTTTGCAATTTCTCTTGCTACTGCTTGAATATCCTCTATCATATATTTTACTTCTTGTGGATGAGCAGTATCTTTTAATAGTGCAAGGTCTTTAGATTTTTTGTGCATAACATCTACTTTATGTACAAGTTGTTTTAATGTATGGTACGCCATTGTCATCATATTATTATAGCAAATTTTTGGTAGTATGTCAATAACAGATAAGTGTTGGTATTATTAGCTTATTTTAGGAAATAAAATGTCTGTACAAAATTTTTCAACATCTTGCTCTTTTAGACCTAATGACTTCATTACTCTAGGTGTATGTGGGTTCATCGTTTGATTGGAGCAATAATAGTTTTGGGCCTTAATTGTATCATCTTTTTTTGCAGTATTTGAATATTGTCCTATACTATCAAAATAAACTTTAAGATTGTTAATTGCTAAATCAACTATTGACGTTGCTTCTTCGTCTGTTTTAACATTACCAGCCGCAATCATACTACTTGAAAATATATTTTGTGCCCATTCAGGTAATTCTCTTTTTTTGCTAGGTATATAATTTGCTACTGCATCTTTATACCAGTCTACTAAAGGATGTTGTTCTCCGCCTGAGGATGCAGAAAAATCATGAAAGGCTCCAGTCATTTTATTCTTACCTGCTATAACATCAAAACCATATATAGGTCCGTTGTTATCAAGATTAGGAAAGACGCATACGTGCATCATCCAAAGAGCTTTTGAATCTCTAGCATCTACTACATCTATATGACAACGTCTACAATAATTAGTATGCCACACTCTATTCATCCAACCATTTTCAGGTTGATTGAAATGGTCCATACCAGGTTCAGTTATTTCTGTACCTCTAGTATTAAACTCTTTAAGTATTTGATTTTGACACTCTATAAGTTTATTCCAAATAAAAGATTCATTTTTCATTTTCTAATTCTTTTATTCGGTCTTCTAAGACAGATATTGTTGTATGAATATGTCCAGTGTCCGTTGGTTGAAGTAATGTTTTAAGATGTTCTACTTCTTTTTTAAGAATATTAACCCTTATCATATTTCCACTAAAGTCTTTTTTATTTGGATTAGTAATTTGTGTTACTGCTCCTCGTATTATAGATAGTCTAGTCATTAATCTTTTCCTTCTAGAATTGTACCTTTAAAAGGATCATCTTTAGTGTTTCTATTATCTTCGTCATAAATTTGTGTACTTAATTCTTTGAATAGTTTAGTAGCAAATTCGAAAGCAATTATTGCCTCATCTTTCATATCATCATTTAAATTTTTTCTTACATCAGCTTTCATTTCTTCAATTGGTTTAGGAAAATCATATAACTTACCACTACCAGGTATACGTTTTCTAATCATTTGACCACCACTTAAATCTGCCATATGGCGAACATAAATGTGGGCCATTATTTTTTGTTTGTCATCTTTTATTGATTTAATATGATCTATAAATTCTTTTACAACAGGTGCTACAAATGGTTTTTTAAAATTAGGATCGTCTATATTTTCAGTCCATAGCTCTCTGAAATCTTCCCATATAGCTGGAGCTCTTCTAAGGTCTTGATTCATTAATCCATGAACCATTCCAATGACTTCTAATACATCATAACAAGGATGTTGATTATATAGATAGGTAGCATATAGCTCTTTTGACATTTTGCCACTTATAAGCAGTTTGGCAAATTTATGCCTTTCTGCATTCTTATGATGTTCCCAAGTTAATTCTTTTAATTTGCTCATTCTTTTTCAATCTTTATTTGAAGTGGATATCCCAAACTTCTACTTTCGTTTGTTGCCTCCATACCTTTTTGTTCTGCTATTTCGTATGTATAAATTCCAACAATTATAGAACCCTCTTTATGAATTCTTAAAGTAAGATCACGAGCCGTTTCTGGAGTGTGTTTGAATATTTTGATTAATATATCAATTACAAATTCCATAGGAGTTACATTGTCGTTTATGAATATAACTTTGTAATTTTCAGGTTCTTTAACAACCTGTTTTATTTTTTCGTCTATTTTAACTTCTATGTCTGTACTCATATAATTTATTTATAGAGCAGGGCGTATCAAACGCCCCACCCATATCCATTAATTACTTAATGTCTATTTTTTTAGCCTTTTTACTTTCCGGAATTATTCGTTCCAATGAAACTGTCAAAAGACCATCTTTAAGTTCTGCACCTTTTACTTCTACGTCATCCGCAATTGTAAAAGATTTAGAAAAATATCTTTGAGATATTCCTCTATGCACAACACCATCCGCTTTATTGCTTATAGATTCTTTAGTAGATTTGATTGTAAGCATATTATTTTTATACTCTATATCAATATCTTTCTTACTGAATCCAGCAAGAGCAACTTCAATATCGTGAGTGTTTTCACCTGTCTTCACAATATTGTAAGGTGGATAGTTGACGCCGCCACTACTAAAGATTTGATCACCGTCCATCATTCTTTCGAAATGATCGAACACGTTGTCAAATCCAATAGTTACGGGTCTTAGTTGATTAAAAATTGATAGGGCTTTATTTGTCATAATTGTCCTCCTTTTTTAAGCAAGTTATGTGTACGAGACCTATCATAGCATCACGTACAATATTATTTATCATACTATTATAATATAAACATTATTCCCCGAAAAATCAAGAGCCTAAATTAGCCAAAATATCATACCAGCCTCTTTTTACGCCAAGTTTAAGACTTTTTCCGGTAACTTTATTTGTCTCCATATGGTACGGTTGTTTAATATATCTAACACCATGAATTATTTGTTTACCTTCTACATCTGCATATAATATTTTTAACTTGTCTAATTGTAAACCTAATGCGTTAGTAACTATTTTATCTTCATTAGTCCAAGTGCCTAGTTCGTGACTTTGACCATGGAAATAATGTTTATCTTTTAAAGTACTCATATTACGATTGAATATACCTGTACAAAATACAGTAATACCATGTTTAGCTAATTTTTTAATAGATAATTTTTCAGTTAATACTGTATGATTGTCCAAGCCATCAATTTCTTCTATAGTTAAATAATTTTTGTAATTAAGCTCGGCACCGGCGGCGTGTGCTATACTATCATAATCATACCAATCAGATGATTTTAATTGGGATTCATAGGGAACATAATTTAATTCATTCATATCACGCAACTCTGCTAGATACTCTCCTAGTTTGCGTGGACCTTTTCTTTTCCAAAAGTCGTGTTGTTCTTTTGTTATTGTACCCATTACTGATTCATATCCTAATCCAGTAAATCTAATAACGTAGTATTTGGGTATATTAATTATACTATCAAGTAGTTGTCTTCGTGTTAGTTGTGTTGTCATTTAAATCTTCTAGGATTGTTTTTATTGGATCTAAAGTATAGATTCTATTACTGCTTATTAAGTTATAAGGTTTTGGTTTAGGTATATCTTGGCAAATAAAAAAGGTATTATTTTTGGCTAATAGATAACCAATTAACCAATTATCTAATCCAGTATTGTCTATGTCTAAAATAATATAGTCAACTATACTAGATGTTTCAATTAACCAATTAGCACTATCTCTATTTTCTAACTCATCATACATATAAAGATTAATGTTAATGTTAATGTCTTTTATAATCTTATTAAACTCGTCTTTAACTATATCTTTTAAATTAACCAAAAGAATACTTTTGTTTTCATTTAATAGTTTATCAGGTGGTGTTATCAACTTAATTTGTGACATCAAGTTATTTTAGCATATAGGATGGTAAATGTCAATATTATGATTCGTCGTCTTCTTTTGGCATAGTTTTTTTACGAACTTGGATATTCTTATCTCTAACTATGTAATTTATTGGGAATACTTCTTTATTTGGTTGTCCTACTGGCTCGTCAGTCTTTTTTTTTCTAAGCCGTCGTCTTCTTTTTCTGCTTCTTTATTTGCCGCATCTACCCATTTATTCCAATGTTCTAAATCTTCTGTTTTTTCAACATTAATATTTTCCCAAGGTAGATTATCTATAAAACCTTTTACATATAATTCTTTATGTCTTTTTATAGTATCTTCTGGATTTCTTCGTTTCCATTCTGCTTTTTCAGTTTGCCAGGTCTTTTCTTTTTCGTCATACGTAGTTAAACGTTTTTGTTCTGTATCATCTAGTGTTCTAAGAATTTCTGTTTCTTTGTCTTCACCCACTTTTAATAATTCTTCTTTTAATTCTTTTTGAACATTGTAGGTATCTATTAATTCTTTTGTTGCTACATTACGTTCAGGTAAAATCATTGCAACATCTGCCGTTGTTGGGATAGGCTCCATTGGAATAGGTATTGGTGTTGGTTCAGTTTCTATATCGTATTTTACTTGGTCTTCATCAAAGCCGTCTGTATATTCATCATCAATTAATTCATCAAGTAGTTCATTTTCTCTTTTTTCTTTAGCTTCTTCTTCTGCTTCTTCTTTAGCTATAGCTTCTTGTTCTTCAGCAAATCCTTTTGCTAGGAGTTCTGAAACAGTAGGCTCAGGTACTTTATCTTCCATTTCCTTTAATTCCTCTGCTTCTGCAGATGGTGAATGTTTGTCTATGCTATCTAACATAGTTTGTTGATCTTTTGCTAATTTACTACTATTATCTTTAATTAGGTCTGATGCTTTAAGTGTACCACTTGGCTTTTTAGGTGGCAGTTCAGGTTCTTTAGGTTTACTAGGTGGTGTAGGATCTTCAAGGTCGTCCTCCCATGTATTAGGAAATCTTCTTAGCATACTTTGATTAGCCGCTAATAATAATGCAACTGCAAGTGGATCAAATACGCAAATTATAATAAGGATAACCCATCTTACTGCTTCGTTTGTATCAACTTTATCTGTTACTCCCCAATCAACTACAAGTGCGGCAATATATTTTACTGGACCTATCTCTGCTTCTAACTTAATCATTCTTGCCTCTAATGGCTCTCGGTCAATAATTAAATCATCTATTTTGTTTTGTGATTTTAATATGTTTTCTTCTGCTACTTCTATTTGTGCATAAACACCTGATTTGTCGTCAACACCGCCTTCTCTTAACTTCTCTATTCTTTTTTGTATAACGGCAGTATCATTTGCGTAGTCTTCTTTAAGTTGAGCTATTCTGCTTTGGGATTCACTTATTTTTATATTAATACCAGCTCGTTCTTCTTTTTGTGATTCTTTTAATTGTTTAGCCGCTTTTTCTTCATTAAAAAATGATTTGTTTGCAGTTAGTACGTCACTAACGTCTTTATCCAATACTTTCATTCTATCAGTTAAATTTTCAATGTTTTTGGTCTCAACTACAAGTAAAGTTTTGAATTTATCTTCTACTGATTTTAAATTCTCTTTTTCAATTGCAATTGCTTCGTCGTTAGTACCAGCTGTTCTTGTAAGACTTTTTTCAGCTCTTTCTATAATAAGAGTTTGTCTTTTGATATATGTCTTTTCACTAGTGATTTTGTTGTTTATAATGTCAATTCGTTGTACAACTGTATTTTCTGCTAGGTTCTGTTCTAGGTGGGCTTTGGATAAGAACCCAAATATACCCATAGACGTTATTAAACTTAATACAACCACGGCTGTGGCGAGATAAAATTTTAAGAGAAACCGAGTTTGTTTCCAGTTCCGATACAACCAACTGGCGGCTATTAACTTACCTACTTCTAACACAGAGCCCATTATAACCACAGGAACAAATGCTCCTGGGAATATAGTAGCCAATCCTATTACTGAATAGAATATTGCTACACCTGAAATTGACAGGGCCGATATTAATGTAAGAAGTGCGATAAACATATAGTATTATTTAAACTAATACTTATCGCTTATAATACTATCTGATAAATTGCCAACCGTTGTATGCGACGTCTTTACAAGCGGTTTCTGTGAAGTCTCTTATTTTGCCTTTTTTAGATATTTGCGAGAATAATATTCGGCAATAACCACTGCCGTGTGGATAACTAGATACTATTTTTACTAAACCAAATGTTTGGTTTTTGTCATTATACCATTTAATAACTTCACCTTCTGGTGCGTTGTTTAGTGCAAAAAATACTGCCTGCATCTGCTTAACTTGGTCTTCTTTTTTAAGCATATTTTTGTTGTATTTTATTGCGTTGTATACCGTATGTGTCCAGTGATTAGTATTATTGAAGTCTTTTTCTACACTCTTATAAGTGCTTTCACTATTAAGTTCAATATTCTTTCCTGTTGAACCACAACTTACTAATAATAAACTACTTAGGATTATACACAATTTCCCAAGAGCCGTCAAATTTTTGGCAAACATAACCTTTCCTTTGTACAAATTGTCCGTTTAAAAATATATCGAACCAAAACTCTCTACAGTCTTTTGCTATACCACTATAATGTAGGAAGTCCTTTTTACCATCATCACAAACCATTGTTTCTACGGATTCTTGATTTATAATAGTACCGTTGGCATCCTTCGTGATAATCGTGTGTGTAGTTGCGTTGCAGTATTGGTCACTCCAAACACCGCCAGCATTAGCTTCAGCAGTACACACCAGAGTAAGGGTACCTAATATTAATAATAGTTTCTTCATAGGTTACCCCTACTGCTTATTCGATTGGTCTAATATCTTATCAGATACTTTTGAAATTGAACTGCTTAATTTCATTGCTTTTTTGCTTTCAATTAATGCAACAATTTCATTAACATCTTTTTGAGATATTTTCATTAAAACAAAGGATCTATAGTTGTTTTTGTCTTTGTTAAACAACGTCAACTTCTTTTCTATAGAGTATGTTCTTAATACTGTCTTTGAAATAAAGTTAACAATAACGTCTTCAGATTGTTCTGTACCTTGTACATTTTCAGCAGAACCAGTTTCGTTATAAACGATAGATGTCTTATTATTCATCTCACCATTTATTCTGTCAGTTATTTTAGCCTTTGCTTTTAATACTGCCTTTTTCATAGACATTTCCATATCAGGCGATACTGCAACAGCCACGGCATAAAAATAACCGTTTCTGAAGATCAAGCCTTCTTTTCCGTTATCTTCGTGATTTAAGTACCACGCAGGAACGGTTTTATGTTTGGAACTATCAGTGGGCAGTTTTACCATTCTGTTCGCACAAGCATTCAATAAGAACACCATTGCAAATAAAATAGTTATTAGTTTAAATGAGCCTTTCATTTTGCCTCCTTGATTAAAAGTATTCATTATCTATATTATATAGAATTACTACCAAAAAGTCAATGTTTTTGTTCGATTAAGATGTCTTGGTTTTGAAGGCTTTTTTGGTAGTAGTTTACCAAAATATAAAATACAACCTAGAAACGGTCGTTTTCTTCGTCGTCTTCTTCTTTCTTTTGAGAGGCTTTATAGTATGCATAACCAAAGCCAACGACTGTTAATGTACAACCTATAAGTCCTAATAATAATCCGTCTTCAAATGTCATCTTCTCATCTTTGCAATATCTTTGGCGTCTTCTTTATCAAAGACTGGTACCATATTAGATTTGTGCATTGTTGCTATACCAAGTAGTTTTCTTTTACCTGAATATTCCATGCGTTCTTTTTTAGGTGAAATACCTACTGGGATTTTGTCTGATGTAGGTGGATAATTATCATCGGTTGTATAATTAGGAAACCAGCTTTCGCTAGTTATATTTTTCCATCGCTTTTTTAAACTTTTGGCATCTAGACCAAGTTTTTTAAGCCAAGCCTGGTGTTCAGCATTAATTTTTTTTAATCTTACCGTATTAGGTAGTTTACGTCTTTTCCTTTTTTTAGGAAATATTATTTCTATGAAGCCCATAATGTTATGGAAGATTTCTGTTTAATATGGTACTATATATTAAATGATCGTATTCCTCATTTTCACTCCAAGCATTTAAACCTTGTATTAATTTTTTATAGTTCCATTTACCTTCTTTTAGTTGTTTTGTTCTTTCAACTCTAAAGGCTTTATAAGCAGGATGTCTATTAATAATTTCTATCATATCGCGAATACTTTCGCATTTATGTTTGTATTTTTTAATACCCCAATCTGTACCAGATACGCCTAAAGGTTTCATTTGTGGAACATTGTCGTCCCACGTTCTAACGCCAAACAATGCATTACCTTCTACTGCAAATCTACTAGTACCCCAGCCTGATTCAACTCCAGCCATTGCTATAATAATTGAACTAGGTATTCTTTTTTCTGTTGCTGTTGTATAATTTAAATAATCGACACATTGTTTTACTGCGTATATAAAAGAGTCTGGATCACTATATATAAATTCAGGTTGATGAATATCCAAATATAAATCTACTTCTATATCCTTTTTATTTTGTATAGTTATTTTGTCTAGTTTAATATTAATTTTAGCAAAATGTTCTTTTATACTTTCAAACATAGAAGAAGTAAGTTTATCTTTTGCAACTTTATTTGGAAAAAATGTTCCGTAGCTAAAAGCTATAGCAACCACCATACCTATTGCAAGAGTATAATGAAACCATCTCTTTAGTTTCTTTAAGAATATTTTGTTTGCTTTAAAAATTGCCCGGTCTTTTTCTTTTTTACGCATATAGTTTAATTATAATTCGTATTTAACTTAACATATACTATAATATATGAAGATTCTGGTAGTGTCAATGACTAATAAGTGTTGATTTATATGATTAATTTAGGTGGTCTTTGCAGGTTTCGTACCAAAATTTACCACTATCACGAAGAAGCTCGTTTTGTTCTCTAAGGTTTTCTAGTCTTCTATCTATTAATTTCCATTGATAGTCTGTTATTGGTTTATTTTTTTCGTATAGTTTCTTAAGTCTTTCTATAACATCGTCAATAGCTGGGCAAGTAAGATCAGGGACTTTTGGTGCCTGCTTTTTTAACTTTCTAAAAAACTTCTTTTTCTTGTTACTATATCTCATACGTATATATTTAGAAATATTTTAGAAAAATAAAAGTGCTAAGAAAAGTTATAAGAATGTTTAATAAACATAGGGGCCGAAGCCCCTATGCTGGTCTATGTTCTGTTGCCGAGATTAACCTTTCTCCGAAATGGCAGTATTAAACTGCAACCAGTTCTCTGTCAGCAAAAATGCTAACTGGAACTGTCACTTCAGGTTTAAATGCTAATGCATTTATAAATTGGACGTTACTTCGTGCCTACTAGATAGACTCCATTTGTCTTTACATTCCGGTCGATCCTAGTTCACCCCCGTTAAACACTTAAACCTTAAAATGTTTCACGTGGAAGAATTTGGTGGAGGTGGTCGGTACTGCCCCGACGTCCCTGAAATTTATTACCCAAACTTCAACGTCTACAGTAATATTTATAACATCTTTTTATTGATATGTCAAAGACATCGATGGTACAGTCTGGTATGCTGTTTTATGTTGGGAGGATTATTCTACAATGCGTTTAAGATTTCCTGCTACTTGTCGTCCTCGAAATTCTACCATCTCATATTCCATGTTGTCGCCATCATGAACGTCGCTTAAATTAGCGGCTTTTAAAGCTGATACGTGTAAAAACACGTCTTTGCCTTCTTGATCTGGTGTGATGAATCCGAAACCTTTAGCGGAATTAAACCATTTAATTTTGCCTGTTGCCATATTCTTCTTATGTGATCTCTTCTTATTAATTATTATTATTAGTTATTGTCTTACTGAATTATTTATATGAATTCCTGAAAAAGGGTGTTGTTGGCATGGATAATCGATTAGATCCACGCCAACTTTTAAATTACATAGAATTTTTCTTTTCTTGTATTTCCTTACGTCTAGCTTTAGCAAGTTTCCCTAAATTTCCTAGGGCCTTTCTAGCTCTAGCCGCCGCGGCTTTAATTCCTTTTGTTTCGAATGCTTCGTTTTCTTTAACGTAGCTTTCGACAGCCTGAGTAATCTCTTGATTGGTGTCACTCATGTTTTTTATTCTCCTTAATTATAACGTTATAAATCTCAGTCCAATTGTTAACTCGTCGAACTGGAGTTTCATTAGTATTGTAGCTTCTATTGTGTGGAAGGTCAAGTAATAATGAATTCAAATCCAAAGATGCTCCGTCTTCGGCATTTTCTGGTTTATCTTCTATCCAAAATGTTCCTTTTGGATAACTTCTTAGTGTCTCTAACTTGTCGGCACCTTGATCCAAAAATATAAGTTTATTAAAAACATCACCAAAATGTGTTTGTAAGTTTTCTCGTCTTAATTCATTTGCTCTAGCATCCAAAGTTTGAGATGTTATTACATCAAATTTATATCCTTGTTCTGATAATTTTTTTACTATTTCAACACTACCTTCGACAGGTTCTATATCTCTCATCCAAGCACTCTCGTTGAATACTTTTATTAAGACTTTACTTTGACCTTCTCCTAAATGATAATTCATATCTATGCTATAATGATCTTTAGCAAATTTAGTAAATTCTTGAGACTCCATCCATTTGTCGAAATGTTTCTCCCAAAGAAGTAAGACTCCGTCGCAGTCTGTTGCTATTATTTTATTCATTAAGTATATTATGTTAATTTAAGACCAGATGTTGATTCTGAGTATTTTTTAGCCATTTCTACTTCTGTAGGAGAGTAAGCCATAATACTATTTCTGTGGATTCTAAATTCTTGATGTTGAGGAGTTGAAAACATAAAAGGTCCTAACCCTATTCCTTTTTCTGTTCTTACTAACATCATAGGACGTTTTATTATAAATTCTTTATCAGTCATTTCTATTACTCTTCCAATAACTTCTTCACCGGTATTTAATTTCATTGATATTGTTTGGTCGGGCTTAATCTCTAGCATATTTCTCCTCATCTATTTTTTTAAAATGTTCTACTAAATTGTCATAACTTCCTATTAATTTTCCGTCTAAGATAACTTGAGGAACAGTACGGACATTAGGAACTGCTTCTAATAATTGTTCTACAGTCCAGTTATCTCCGATCATTCTTTCTTCATATATTATTTCTTTTTGTTCTAAAAGTCTTTTAGCCATATCACAAAAATGACATTGCATTTTAGACCAAACTATATTCGACATTTAATTATCCTTTACTTCTGGAATAGGAATTGCGCCTATGCCTTCATCGTGAAGTTTTTTAACTTCGTTATCAGTTGCAGTACCGAAAATGTGATCGTCTCTTTCTCCTTTAGATGCTTTTCTGGCTTCCTTGGCAAAATTACGACCTACGTCTTCACAATTCTTTGTAACCCAATTATTTAAATTTTTTAATGCTTGTCTACTATTAAAAAAGACTTTGTTCTTTTTATCTTTCTTTGGCGATTCTTTAGTTTTAGTTTTAACAATACTAGGAGCCATTAGTGCTCTCCTAACATTAGGATCATCACACATAGGACAAAGTAGTAATTTTTTCTTTTTTTGATCTAGGTATGCAGTTTCAGAATCAAACCACCCTTCGAATTTATGGTCGTGTGTGCATAGTAAATTATATTTCGCCATCGTACTTAATTCTCCAATCACTTTTCGTATTGTTCTTTTTGTCCATATAATCTAGTATAAGACTGATTGCGAGAATTGTCAAGCCGAATCCAATAATCATCCAAAGTCCTTTGCCTTCTTCCCAATTGGTTAAAAGAAACCAAAGTACTTCCATGCCGTCCATATTTTGAAATTTATCCATTATAATTTAAATTTAGAAAATTGTCCTTCTTTTATATCTTGATTAATACCACCAATTAAGTATGATTCTACTTCCGTTTCTTGTGGAGCAACTTGTAATTCTCTTGAACTTAACCAATGTCTAGTCCAAGGTAGTGGATCTTGAGATTGTGGAATATCATATATTGGATCAAAGCCTAATGCTCTTAATCTTTTATTTCCTGTCCATTCTACGTATCTGTGTAAAAGTTTTTCATTTAATCCTATTAAAGACCCTTCATTAAACAAATACTTTGCCCAAGCCTTTTCTTCTTCAACACAATTTTTAAACATTTGAATAACTTGTTTATCGCAACTTTTAATAATTTTTTTCATTTCAGGATCATCACCTTTTTGCCAATTTTTAATTATATGTGATGTTAGGCTTAAATGTGTAGCTTCATCTCTAGCAATTAAAGATAATATTTTGGCAGAGCCTTCCATAAGTTTTAATTCACCAAATGCAAAAGTACAAGCAAAAGAAACATAAAATCTAACACCTTCTAATAAATTTACATTAAACATTGCCAAATATAATTGTTTTTTAACTTCTTTAAGATCACCTTTGCCTTTTATAAAATAGTCTTGTGCTACTTTCCCAAATGCATCATAATGTTCAGTAACAGTTTTAGCACGTTTTAGTATTTCTTTGTCAGTTAATATAGTATCAAATACCTCAGATGGATTAGGATAAACGTTTTTCATAATATGAGAATAAGCTCTTGAATGAAGTGCTTCCATGAAATCCCAAGTAATAATGCATCCTTCTAATTCAGGAAGTGAAACATAAGGCATGAACATTAAAGCAGGTCCTCTACCTTGTATACTATCTAGTAATGTTTGGTATTTTAAATTTGCTGTGAATATATGTTTTTGTTCAGGTCTAAAATTTGCGTAGTCTGATCTATCTTTTTGTAAAGATACTTCCTCAGGTCTCCAAAAGTATCCAAGCATTGTTTGATTAAGTTTATCAAATTGTGGATATTTAAATACATCATACCTTTGTATATTTTGGTCTGCACCAAAAAACATTGGTTCTTTTGTGAAGTTTACTTCGTTTTTATTGAATACTGATTTGCTCATAAGTTGTATTATATAGTACAAGCATCACAGTCTTCTTCTGAATTTGTTTCTACTAATTCGGTAACCTTCTCTTTCGATGCTTCTCCATTAATTTTTGCATCACCATTTATACCAGTAATTGGTTTTTCTTTTAAATGGTCATAAATTTCACTAGTGTCTATTCCTGACGGTTGTACATCTTCTTCTTCACCTTTAAAGTCATAAGTGTTTTGATAGTAAGATGTTTTCCAACCAAATTTATATGCATTAAGCATATCTTTTGCCATTTCAGATATAGGTACTTCATTGTTTTCATAGTGTAATGGATTATAACTCCAGTTGCCACTAATAGCTTGATCAAAGTATTTTTGCATCATTGAAACAATTTTAATATACCCGTCATTGTTTTCCATATCCCAAAGTAAAGTATATGCATTTTTAAGTTTAGGATAACCTGGGACTATTTGTTTTAATGGACCTTTTTTACTTTTCTTAATTGATAATATTGCTCTTGGTGGTTCAATTCCATTTGTTTCGTTACTGACTACGGAAGAACTTTCACTTGGCATTTGTGCTGTTAATGTTGAATGTCTTAATCCGTGTTTTAAAATATCTTTTCTTAAACTTTCCCACGCCATTCTTTGTTTGTGTGGTACAATTTTATCTACATCTTTTTTATAATGGTCTATTGGTAATTGACCATCTGCATATGTTGTTCTATCAAACTTAGAACATTTTCCTTTTTCTTGTGCCAACGTATTACTAGCTTTTAATAGATAAAATTGAAATGCTTCTGATAATCTATCAACGGCATCCCAAGCACCTTGTTCACTATATTTGTAACCTTGTTTTGCTAGGTAGTGTGCTAATCCAATATAACCAATACCTAAAGAACGTCTTGCTTTAGTGCTTATTTCAGCCGCCTTAACTGGATAATCTTGATAGTCGATAATTTGATCTAATGCTCTTACAGTTAAATCGCAAATAGGTTCTAAATCAGAAACGTCACTTATTGTTCCAACATTAATTGCTGAAAGAATACAAAGTGCAATTTCTCCTTTTTCATCATCAATATGTTGAATAGGTTTTGTAGGTAATGTAATTTCTTGACATAAGTTTGACATTGTTATTCTGTCTTTGAAAGAAGAGTGAGTATTACAATGATCAATATTCATTATATAAATTCTACCTGTTTCTGCTCGTTCTTTTAATATGTCAAAGAATAAATTTTGTGCTGATACTTTTCTACTTGAAAGAGTTTTGTCTTTTTCACATTTTACATACAATTCATCAAATTTAGGAGTGCCCCAGGCTTTTACTAAACTAGGTACTTCATGCGGAGAGAATAATGTAATGTCTCCTTCGGTAATAAATCTTTCATAAAACAATTTAGAAATTTGAATTGAGTAATCCATTTTTCTAGCTCTGTTATCTTCAGTTCCTTTATTATTTTTAAGAACTATGATATCTTTAATTTCTTGGTGCCATATAGGAAAGTGGACAGTTGCATTTCCACCACGTACACCATTTTGTGTACAACTTCTAACTGTAGCTTCGAACTTTTTAAGAAACGGAATCACGCCTGTGTGTTGAACCTCTCCACCTCTTATTTTAGAATTAATTCCTCTTATGCGTCCTGCATTAATTCCTATGCCTGCTCTACGTGCCACATATAAACCGATAGCCATATCACTAGAAAAAATTGATGGAAGAGTATCATCACTATCAACTAAAACACAACTTGCGAATTGTTTAATAGGTGTTCTAACTCCTGCCATTACTGGTGTTGGAATATTAATTTTAAATTGTGATATTGCATCATAATATCTTTTAACATATTGCAATCTATTTTTTTCTGGATAGTTAGCAAATAACGTTGCCGAAATCATCATGTACATATCTTGTGGCGTTTCGTATAATTGTCCTGTGCTTCTATCTTGTACAAGATATTTGTCTACTACTTGTCTTATTCCAGCATAAGTGAAATTTAAATCTCTGTCTCTTCGTATCCAAGAATTAAGTTTTTTTGATTCTGTTTTAGAATATTTTTCCATGATGTCTTTGTCATAAACACCTAATTCGACATTTCTTTCAATTAATTTAGACAAAGGCATATACTCATATTGTCCGTGTGCTTCTTTACGTACATCATATAAAAGTAATCTTGCCGCGGCGTATTGATAATTTGGTTGGTCTAGAGTTATTAAATCATTTGCTGATTTAACTAGTATTTGTTGAATTCCTTTAGTCGTTATTCCATCATAAAATTGAATATTAGCATTCATCTCTATTTGAGAAGAACTAACACCAGGTAAATCGTTACAAGCTTCTTCAACTACAAAATGAATTTTGTTAATATCTAATTTTTCTAGTTTGCCTTTACGTTTTTGTACCTTAATCTGTGAATACGCCTGAGATGTAGTAGTAGTTTCCATAAATTCTTTTTATTTTGTCCTGTCCGATGTATCCTTTAAAGTACTATTTATTTTATATTGATGATTAGCTTATTATATGCAATTTTATTGTTTTTGTCAAATTAAATCTGTTCGTTTTTTTGTAAAAATTTAAAGGTTAATATGGTACTAAAACTAAAGGTTGTTAGTTAAAGTATCATATAATAATTATCTAGAAAAGTTTTTATTAAGAAAGAACCGAAACGTGGAAAATTAAGCCTGCGTTGTCTCCTGCAGTTGTATTTTTAGCAAAAACTACCAAAGTTTCCTTTGTTGCGTCACCATTTTCATCTGACAACGTAGTTGTAAACTCTAAATTAGTTTCAAATGCACCATCACCATCATAATTATATTCATCTTCTATTTTAGATGTACCTTGTACAACATTAACCATTATATTCAATTCTCCGTGTCTTGTTGCATTAACCGTATTACTTTGATATGTATAATCAATTCTATATTTTTTATTTGAGTCTGCTGGTAATCTAAATATTCTAGTTGTAGTTGGTGCATAACCAATTGACGCTTCAAATGTGTAAGAAAACATACCTGCAAATTTTCCTTCTATTTCTGGAATATATGCAACGGCAGTTAAATTTGCAGTATCAGATGATAAAACTTTTGTTCTAGTAAAGTGATCCGCGTGTGAAGAATTATTTCTAGCTTCAAATTTAATTATTCCAGAAACTGGTCCATTTTCTGCACCGCCATCATTTCCAACTGATGCATAAGAATTATTTGCACTAACATTTCCATAACCAGCTTTAACCCAATAACCATTTTTATCTATATTAGCAAATCGTGAGTTAGTAATAGAGTTGTTAATAGGTCCTGTAGCCATTGCTACATTTCCAATATTTGTATTTCTACCAAATGCTACACCATAGCCTAAATTTTCAAATATAGAATTTACAAAAGTATTATTAACAATATCATTATCTGAAACTACTCCATTACTCCAACCGTCTATATAAAATTTGTTAAAATTATTATTTGAACAAGTAACAACAGAACTTAAACTTACTAATTTAATTCCTGCTTGAGCACCATTTTGAATTGCTGTTCCAGAAGTCCAAGGACCTTTTATTTTAATATCTTCAAAAAAACTATTAGAAACATTATCTAGTTGCATTGCAACTTCATTGTGAACGGTTGTATGTTCTATTGTTAAACCTTTAATTGAAAGATGTCTTGGTTGATTAAGTGTAGTTGTTTGTGCAAAGTGAGTTGCCGCATCTCCTGGAGTTCTAATTCCGTTTACTGCATGAATAGATATATAACTGCTATCTTGTTTTATAACAGTTTTATCACTACCATCTCCTTCAATATTTGTAAAAGGTGGAAGTTTTAATGTACCATTAAGAATATATACTCCGGCATGGAGTTTTAATGTAACTCTACTTGTTTCATTTCCAACAGTTGCAGGGTTACAAAATAATTGATCTATTGCTCTTTGTAAAGCTTCTGTTACGTCTGTACCATCACCATTAACACCAAATGACCTAGCACTAACTATATCATCTAGTCTAGATTGTAAATCTCTTTTAGTATGATTTAATGAAGATGTTCCTGTTTGTACTGTAGAACCATTTAAGTAAATGTATTGATTGCTTAATTGAAATAAATTATCGTGTTCTGTTAAAACTTTAGTATTTCCTACATTAGGAGCACCTTCAGCCACAGAACCATTACCTAGGTATAATTCTTGTGAATCTACTGCCCAGCCAAATTCTCCGCCTGCAAGTTGAGGTAATCCTGAACCTGCGTTCTTTTTACCTCGTCTAATCTGTATTCTTGATATCGATACAATAGCCATATATGTCCTTATTATTTTATATTTATCGACTGTAATGTGTTTTGAAATTTAGTTAGTATGTTTAATATAGTACTGCTCCACCCTTTTCCACCACATATCTTTATAATTGTTGTAGTTTTCAGGTGTTATGTTAAATTGTTGGTATGTAAGATCCCTACAACATAAAAATACGTGTCCTTGGTTAATATTAGTACCGTACACTTCATTATGTGCTTCTGCATAAGCCACTAACTGCAAATAGTAATCTGTAACCCATTCCTCACGTTTGGGCTTGTTTGACTGTTTAAAGTCTATAATAGCAGGCATACCTTTGTATTCTCCTAATATGTCAGTTGTACCAGCATAAATTTTAGGAAAATATAATCCAATTTCACTACCCCATATTTCATTAATATCTTTTAATCCATTTTCATATATTATTTGTGCCATTTTAAAAGCCTGTTGATGATAAGGATTAGATCCAGGTTTTTTCCATTCACTATTGTTTACATAATGTTCAAGATGTTTGTGCATTGAAGTTCCGACAGTAGTTGCTTCAAGAGTTATTTCTTTAGCTTTTACGTGACCTACTTTTTTACGCCATCTGTTTAAATGGGTTTTGTCTTTAGTTGCGTCTAGGATTGTTGTAACACTTGCTACTTTGTCTCCGTCTGGAGTTTGATATACTCTTCTACCTTCAAGTATAGATCGTGACATTCTTTTATATTCATACTTCTCGGTAATTAAGGACATTAAAATTTATTTTTTATTTTCTTGATTTTCTGTAGTTAAAGAATCTATTCTATCTAATTGTTCTGTTCCAGTAAGGTTATCAATAGCATCTATAGGTTCTAATTGTTTTTGTAGTCTTTCTGATTCTGTTTCTTCTTCAGGATATTGATTTGATGGTACAAAAGGACTGTAACCTTGTTCTACTGCTTTTTCATCATCCTCTCCTACAATTGCGTTAACTTCTGGAACATAATGTTTTAACATATCTTCCACACCTTGATGTAGTGTTTGTTTAGACATAGCACATCCTGAACAACTTCCTGCTAATTCTAATTTTGCCACACCTAATTCCATATCAAAATCCAAATAATTTATAAATCCATTATGTTGGGCAACAGCTGGGGCTACTTTATCTTCCAGCACGAATTTGATGTCTTTAGCAATTTCTTCTTTAGTTCTATTACTCATCTGTTTGTTCTTTAGGACAAGAACATTGATTATTTTCTGTACATTCACAAGGATCACAAGTACAATTTTCGCATTTACATTTTTCGTTTTCACAAGCCATAATATTCTCCTTCATAGTTATTGTATATTATAAACCAAAATAAGTCAATTAGAATCTTTTTTTGGCTGTAGCTCTTTTAGCCATTCGTCCAATATCTGAAGTTTTCTTTTTTTGAGTTATTTCTGGATTAGAGTTATTTGCATCTGTTTTTAATGTGATGCCATCTTTATCAAATTTTTGAGTTAAGTTTTTTACGCCAGGAACACTATCGTATCTGTTTTTGAAGTTATTAAAGCTATATTGACCGCCCCCGACATTCTGCATTATTTTATTAAGAGCATCATAATTTAAATAGGCAGTTTGCCCTTTAGAATTTGCACTACTAATTAAATTTCTTAATGTTTGGATAAGGAGAGTGTCGGAAGACTCGGTTAAGCCTTTTTTTTTCCTATGGACTTTGCTGATAATGTTTCTGCTAGTCTTCTTGACATTCTTAAAATTGATTCTCTTTTGCCTCTGTCTGCTGGTAAATCTCCACCAGTTGCAGGTTCGCTCGCTCCGAAATCGTCTGCTGGAACATCTGCTATATCATCTGTTGGTTCTACTACAGGCTCGTCTGGAGTATCTGTTCCCATTGTTGCTGGAACTGTCTCGCCTGTCAGGACGGCTACGCCTCCTGTTAATGATGTTCTTGTAACTTCTAGTGCTGAGTATAATGATTCTAATGCTGGTTTAACTTGATTAACAAAACTTTCTGATTGCTCTGAGCCTACTTCATCTCTAATTGCATCGCTTAATTCTAACATTGATTCTGTTTGCATAGACGCTGTGTCTTCCATCCAGCCTGTGATTTTGTCAACCATATCTTTAGCCGCCATCACTAATTGTGCATTTTCTTCTGCGCCTTCTTTAACTTGTACGTCTTCTTTTTTCATTGCTTTTTTAATTGCTATATCTTTTGATTTCATATAATCTTTTGAATCGACATCGCCATCTTTGTCATGGTCTTTGCCTTTTGCTTCGGTTGTTTTTAAATCTTGTGCTTTCATTGTATCTGTATTTATGTTCTCTGGTGACATATCACTAGCGTCTGGTTGGGCATCTCCTTGGTCATCGAAGCCGTTTTGCACCATATCTATTGCAGTACGCAATGCCAGTGCCTTAGCTGGGTCTTTTTCTTCAGCCTGTCTTCGGTCTAAATCTGCTAATACGTCAGCTTTTGGTTTAGCTAAATGATCAACGTCATCTTGATATTCGCCTACTATTTCTTGAGCATCTATATGGATATCTGACATACCGCTTTCAATTGCCGCATTTATTACATCTAAAAACATTCTTTGTTTTTGATACTCTTCGCTTGTGGATAAATTTTCTTGTGCTTGTAGGGTTGAAATTTTGCTGATAGTTCTTTCTTTAGCAGACTCTAATTGCTCAATTGTAAATTTTTTAAGGTCAATACTCTCACCAAACATCTGAGATAATGTTTGATTCATTTGTTCTGCTGTAACTTTTGCTTTAAATTGCGATATCTTCATTAATAATATCCCCTATATGATTTATTTATCAAATACGTACTCATCTAGACGATCCCTTAGATTCAACACATCGTCCCAACTGATGTCATAACGTATATTTGCGTTGTCTATACTTATAGGATTGTCAGAGTTTGCTATGGTATTCTTGTATTGTACACATTTGTTGTATTTTGATTGAATTTCCCTATCTAAGAGTGTTATTTTGTCAATATCGTCTTCACGGTCATCAACTAGGGCTTTAGCTGTTGCAAGGGCGGCTGTTTTAGTAAATGTAGTTGCAACTTGTTTATTATACCTTAGGTCGTATATTAAATGGCTATAACCATTTTCACGTATTATAAAATGCTTCATCCGTATGCCACTACCATTTTTTACAGGTATGCATACCTTGTCAATGTTTCGGTCGATAAGTTTTAAAAGTTCTTTAGATAGATGTTTTGTATTCATTCCCAACCACTAGCACTTGTCCGTCTTTTATTATTTTTTTGACGACACTTTTGTTTATAAGATTTCTGATTAACTGTTGTTCTCTTTCGGTAAAGAGATCTAAACGACTCTGTTCTCTAAGTTTACTCAAAACGTTATACTCTTCATTTGAAACGTAAATTTTAAAACTGTCTAGTATTAATTCGTTAATCTTCATCCCTGTGCTCTTTGTCTCCTTAATAAGTTGTTTATTATAGGATTTAGGTCCTTCTTATTAAGTGTGGTTTTAGGGGCTTCCCCGGGTTTTGGATCAGGATTTTTAAATGATACTGTATCAGCATCAACTGTATCTATTTCCATGTCCGTTTCTTGGTTGGGGCCAACAGGTATTGGAAGTGATTTGCCCGGTTTAAGTAAATCCCTGTTAGCAATTTTATTAATTTGTGTGGCTACTTGTTTTGTTCCTACTGATTTGATAGTTCCTTTAGGAAGAACTCCTGTTGGAACAGGGTTACCCATTGGGCCAGTAGCAGTCCCTATTTTTTTCATAAGGTTTGTAATATAATCAGCTTCTTTAATTTCTTTATATCTCATTATCGTATAGATGCTCTTTTCCATATACTAGATCTTCTAGTAGGTTTAAATGATGTTCTTCCTCTAACTGTTTGGTGACCTAATCTGTTTAGTTGTGATATACGTCTAGAAAATGTAGCTCTTTTAGTTCTTGCTCTTTTAACTTTAAGTGCAGAACCTTTTCTAGCTTTTGCTCTTTTGATTGATATAATACCAGACATCCTTTTAGGAGCTGTACAAGTTTTAGGATCAGATACAATTCTTCCTTTTCGTACCCCAGCAGTGCAACGATACTTACGTACCATTTTGCCTCCGGTTCTAGACCAGACTTGGACAAACGTTTCACCTACTTGTAATGGGCTTACTACTTCTACTATTTTCATACTTTTCCTACTGTATGAACGTATTTAGTGATTGTGGGGGGTTATACTGGGAATTTTAATAATAGAACTACTATTGTGGAAAGGAGACCGGCTACTATGGTACCTGTGGCACCTATAATAACTTTAATCATCGACTTGTTGCCATGCTGTATATCTTGATGAATAGTTTCTACTTTCTAT